CTACATCTAAAGGTTTATTTGAACACAGCAATACAATCTCAGCTAACTACACAATAGCTACTGGTAGCAATGCGATGTCCACAGGACCAATCACAGTAGCAAGTGGTGCAACTGTCACAGTACCATCAGGCAGTCGCTGGGTAGTTCTTTAAGGAAACAATATGGCTTCAATTATTAATGCCTCAACGAGCGGTGTAGGTGGTGTAATAACCACGGCAGATAACTCAGGCAACTTAAACATACAAAGCGGTGGCTCTACTAAGATAGCTGTGACATCAGCAGGTGTAGCAGTAACTGGTACATTGACTGTAAATGGTACAGCAATATCCCCAAGCAAAGTTTTGCAAGTGGTAGACGCTACTTATACACCAGCAGTATCAAATAGTACAACCACTTATGCTGATAGTGGTTTAACTGCAACCATTACCCCAACAAGTGCTACAAGTAAAATACTTGTAATAGTTAACCAAACATTGGCTGCTCTTGGTGGTGCTGCAGTTGGGTATGGGTATCAAACAAATGCTGGTCTTCAATTATTACGAGATTCTACAGTTTTAGTTGCATCAGGTTCAGATTCAGGTGGTAAATACTCACTAATGATGTCTACAGGTGTAGCTCCATCATCAGGAACAATAGTGATTGCTTCGCGTGTTAGTATCAGTTATATGGACTCTCCTTCTTCAACATCTGCATTAGTCTATAAAACACAATTTGCGAAGGGGACTAGTGGAATGAACATTGCATATACTCAATATGATGGAGTGGGGAAATCAACAATTACACTAATGGAGATAGCAGCGTGATACATCAATCTATTTACAAACTATATCCACAAGTTGTTCGCACAGTTGGCAATGAAGCCTTTGATGCTGATGGCAATCAAGTTACATACGACCTAGCCTTAGTCCAAGCAGAACAAGCAGCAGAAGCCAAGCGTCAAGAGGCACTAGCCTATCTAGCATCAACAGATTTTATGATGACAGCAGACTACGACAAAGACACTACAGAAGTTAAAGTGTTACGAGCAGCAGCTAGAGCAGTTATACGAGGGGAAGCATAATGGCAAGTATTATAGTCGCAGGGGATGTTTCGGGTAGTGTTTCGCTGACCGCCCCATCAGCAGCTGGTTCTACGGTTATCACTCTGCCATCAACAAGTGGCACTATGGCTTTGTCAGGTGGTGCTGTATCAGGAACTACAGGAACATTTAGTGGAGCTTTATCTGCTACTACAGGAACATTTACTGATGAAGTAACTATGCCAGTATTAGGTGTGAACACAACAGCAGCATCTACTGGCACTAGATTTATTATTAATGGTGATAATGCTTACGATGCTGGCATGACAATTACTGCTGGTGGCACAGCTATAGCTAACATTGGTTCATACGCTCAATTTATTAGTGGAAGTGCATCAAATTTAGTAATTAAAGGCTATGGGCCAAGTTATACAGCAGTTATAACTAGCACAGGTGGCGTTGCTTTAAATAGTGGCGCGACTTCTTGGTCAGCATTATCAGATGAGCGATACAAAGATATTATTGAGCCTATTACAAATGGTGTAGTTAAAGTAAATTCTTTACGAGCTGTTATTGGTAAATATAAAACAGATGAAGAAGGCAAAAGACGCTCATTTTTAATAGCGCAAGATGTGCAAGCTGTATTGCCTGAAGCGGTAACAGAATATACTGAAGAAGATGGTAAATTAAGTTTGTCTTACACAGATGTTATTCCATTGCTTGTATCGGCAATCCAAGAACAACAAGCCCTAATAGAAAACTTAACAACACGACTAGCTGCGTTGGAGAATAAATAATGGCTATAGTTTTAGATGGAACAGCAAATACGGTAACACCTTTAAGGGGAGTAATATAATATGAGTGTTATTATTGCAGGAACTTCTGGTGTTACATATCCAGATGGAGTTCTCCAGCCGACAGCTTCAATTGGGGTTGGACAGACTTGGCAAAATGTAATTGGTAGTAGAAGTTCTGGAACTACTTACACAAATAGCACAGGTAGACCGATTATGGTAACTGCTGCTCCTAATATAAGTGGGTTTACTGTAGTTTGTGCAGGAATCACTTTAATATCAACAGGGAATAATGCAGGGTTTTCATTTATCGTACCAGACTCCACAACATATTCAATTACAGGAACTATCAATAGTTGGGCGGAGTTACGATAATGGAAAAGATAATCGCTAAACTTAACGCTTTCTTAAGCCAATTCTGCATCGTGTGCAAGATACCTTGTGACAAGCAAATGCATTTCCTATCAGGTTTCATCATTGCGGCGGTATTAACACCGTTTATTGGGGCTTACTCCATCCTAGTGGTGGCTGTAATTGCTGCATTAAAAGAGATATACGATGCACTACATCCTGACAAGCACACTGCTGACTTTTGGGATTTACTTGTAACAATCGCAGGTGGTGCATTAGGTTTTGTTTTAATAAATTTACTATAATAAGAGAAGATAATGTCCGAAATCCTAGACTCAGTTGAATATGGCAAGCTCATAGCTAAAGTAGAAATGCTTGAGAAGAAGATAGACAAGATGGAAAGTGCGCTTGATGAATTACTTGCCTTAGCTAACAAAGGTCGTGGTGGCTTTTGGGCAGGTATGATGATAGCTTCTCTAGTAGGAGCAGTTATATCTTACATCTCTAGGTATATTGTAGGACACTAAATGCAACTAACACCTCACTTCTCTCTTGCTGAACTAACAGTCACTAAGACTCAAATAGATAACACACCATCTAAAGAAGTCATAGAGGTACTACGCACAACTGCTTTCTACATGGAGAAGGTGAGAGAGATACTAGGCAATGTGGCTATCACTATCAATAGTGGCTACCGCAGTACTGATGTTAATCGTCAAGTAGGTGGCACTAGCAACTCATCACACACTTATGGCTATGCTGTAGACTTCACAGCCTATGGTCATACTCCACTTACTATATCTAATATTCTTGCTAAAAGTAATCTTAAATTTGACCAACTAATCTATGAGAAAACTTGGGTTCATATATCATTTGACCCTCGTATGCGTGGGAATATTCTCACACTCAAAGGTAAAGGTAAATATGTAAAGGGGATTGTATAATGTGGTCTGTCTTATTTCCAGCTCTACTGCCAGCTTTAACAGATGGTGTTCGTGGTATCTTTGCTAAATTTACAAAAGGAGCAGGAGGTAATCCTGTCAATGTAGCTGAACGCATACAACTTATGCAAGCAGAAACCGCTCGTCTACAAGCACTAGCAGAGATAGATAAACCATCAGGTGAACCTTCTATTTGGGTTACTAACTTAAGGTCTAGCTTTAGGTATATTGCAATTATCATTATTTGGTTAGCAACGGTGAGTGCTGTATTTACTCCTTCAGTTGCTGAACCTATTACTCTAATTCTATTAGATTTAAGTGGAGCTTGTATGAGCTTCGTTATCGGTGAACGTATGTATTTAACTTTAAGGAAATAATTATGCCAATGGTCGGAAAAAAGAAATTCCCATACACAAAAACAGGCAAAGACGAAGCCGAAATGTATGCTAAGAAAACAGGTATGAAAAAGAAACCAGCTCCTAAAAAGAAAAAGGGTATGATGTAATGGCTATCAAAAAGGGACAAGAAACTTTTAGTGGATATAATAAACCTAAACGTACTCCTAGTCACCCTACTAAATCTCATGCTGTTTTAGCAAAAGAAGGGGATAAAGAGAAACTAATTCGCTTTGGTCAACAAGGTGTTAGTGGTGCTGGTTCTGCTCCTAAGACAGATAGTGAAAAAGCTAGACAGAAGTCTTTTAAGGCTCGTCATGCTTCTAACATTGCTAAGGGTAAGATGAGTGCGGCTTATTGGGCTGACAAAACCAAGTGGTGAGAAATAGGTTGACAAATTGTATCTATTGTGATATAATTGTATTATAATTAAAAGGAATATAAATTGACATACTTAGAATGTGTAAATCGAGTTTTAAGACGACTTCGTGAGAACGAGGTCACTACTGTCAATGAAACTCCTTACTCCAAACTTATTGGTGATTTAGTTAATGCTGCAAAAGTAGAGATTGAAGATGCTTGGGATTGGTCTGCTCTCCGCACAACCCTAACAGCAACAACCACCTCCTCTTTGTTTAACTATGTGTTAGTTGATTCAGGCACTCGTTTGCGTGTATTGGATATAATTAATGACACAGACGACTTTGTTATGCAACAACGTGGCACTAAGTGGTTTGACCAGCAGTTTTTATTAAATAGCCAGCAACTAGGCTCACCAATGTACTACAACTTCAATGGTGTAGATGGCAATGGTGATAGTCAGATTGACTTATTCCCTATTCCTGATGGTGTGTATGATGTTCGCATTAACTGCGTTCTCCCACAACCTGAACTTGAAACGGATGCCACACAAATCTTAATTCCATCACTTATCCTTGTTGAAGGGTCTTTGGCTCGAGCAATTAGTGAGCGTGGTGAGGATGGTGGTTCTATGGAACAAGAGCAACGCTATCGCAATATGTTAAGTGATTACATTGCTATTGAAGCCAGCCAACGTCTTGATGAAACTATTTGGAGAGCCTGTTAATGGCAGGGGCTTTAAAAGCTCTTAGTAATGCCGCACTTGGCTTTCTTGGGTTAAACACGCAAGAGAGTGGTGTGACATTAGAGAGTGGATATGCCTCAAAAGCCATTAACTGTATTATTGATAAGTTTGGTCGTTTAGGAAGCCGTAGGGGTTGGACCCCAGTTACTACAAATAATGGTTCTTTAAGTGATACTGATTATCTAGAATCTTTATTTGAGTTTATTGATATAGACTTAACAGCCACTATTCTTTCTTGTGGTGGTGGTAAGATGTACACAGGTACTACTACTCTTATTGAATCTCCAGTTAAACAAGCAAACCAAACATCAGATTTAACTATTACTTTTACTGGTAATAGATGGCAATTCTCACAACTAGCTGAGGGTGCTGGTTATGGTAATAGTATGTATGGATTTGCTGCTCAAACAGGTAATCCACTCCTTGTATATCGCAAAGCTAACCATACTGGTGCTTATATTTGGCAACGAGTAGGGGATTATGGCACTAAACCTACAGGTGTATCTACCTTTGACCCTGACTGCTCTCATACAGCCTTTGGTCGTCATTGGGTGGCAGGTGTAACAGGTGCTAAGACAACAGTTTATTATAGTAAATTATTAGATGGTGCGGCTTTTACAGGGGTAGGTTCAGGTTTAATTGATATTGAATCTGTTGTTGGCAGTAGTGACCAAATTGTAGGTATATCCTCACATAATAATTATCTTATTATATTCTGCCGTAATAACATTGTAATTTACGATTCACCTGATGACCCTACTAATTTAACTCTTGCTGATGTAGTTACGGGTGTTGGATGTATTGCTCGTGACACCATACAACAAACAGGTACAGATTTAATATTCTTAAGTAATAGTGGTGTTCGTAGTTTTAACCGTGTTACACAAGAAAAAAGTATGCCGATGCGTGACTTGTCAGCTAATGTGCGTGATGACTTAGTTGAGTACATTACAGGTGAAGTGTTAACAGAAGTTAAGAGTGTATATTTTGAGAGAGATGCTTTTTATCTCTTGGTACTTCCTTCACTTAAACAAGCATTTTACTTTGACTTACGTCAGATGTTAGAAAATGGAGCGGCTCGTGTAACAACATGGGAAAACTTCTTACCTCAAGCTCTTTGTAAGACTAGAGATAGAAATCTACTTCTAGGTATGGCAGGTGGTGTAGGTAAGTATTTTGGTTACTCTGATAATGGTAGTACATATCGTTTAGAGTACTATACTTCTAACATTGATGCAGGTGAACCCTTTAGTCTTAAATTCTTAAAGAAAGCAAGTGTAATTGTAATTGCTGCTGGTACACAAGATGTTGTATTTAAATATGGATTTGATTATAAAACTACCTATACTAGCAGAACATTTACAAAAGATTTTATTGGGGGTAGTGCTGAGTATAATATAGCAGAATACAACGTAGGGGAATTCTCTACTGGTATTGCTATTAATGATATTGTTATGCACTTAGGTGGCTCAGGTAAAATATTACAATTTGGTGTGGAAGTTCCAATTGAAGGTGCTCCAGTTAGCTTACAACAACTAACAATATATTTGAAAACAGGGAAGATGGTATAATGGCAAACTATGTAAAAGCAACAAACTTCTATACAAAGGATGCCTTGCTTACAGGTAATCCTAGTAAGATTATTAAAGGTGCTGAGATTGATGATGAGTATAATGCTATTGCTACTGCTATATCTAGTAAAGCAGATACAACATCTCCTACATTTACAGGGACACCTATAGCTCCAACTGCTGCCGCAAATACTAATACTACTCAGATAGCTACTACTGCTTTTGTAACAGCAGCTCTATCTTTAGCTTTTCCTATTGGTGCTATATTTAGTTCTACTAGCTCTTCTAATCCAGCAACCTCTCTTGGTTTTGGTACTTGGACTGCTTTTGGTGAGGGTAAAGTATTAGTTGGTGCAGGTACTGGTTTTGCTGGTGGTGCTACTGGTGGTAGTGCTGATGCTGTTGTAGTAAGTCACACGCATACTGCTACATCAAGCGTATCAGACCCAACACATAATCACCCAACACAAGGTTTTACAGGTAACTTTAATGGTAGTAATCACTTCCCAGCTTATAATGGTGGTGTAAACCCTTATACTGTTATTAATAATGCAGCATCAACTGGTATCTCTGTGTCAACAACTGTGGCAACTGCTGGTGTAAGTGGAACTAATGCTAACTTGCCTCCATATATTGTTGTATATATGTGGACACGCACTGCTTAATGAAACATCCAGTATTAGTCAAAAAAGACTATACGGTTTATTTTGAGTATGTTGATGATTTCATAGCTGTTCATTGTGATGTGCATAGATGGAATAAAGAAGTAAAGCAAAATTTAGCAAGAGATAGTTTTTATTTATTTGCAATTCAAGAAAAATTAATATTTGCTTTTATAAATAAATCTAATATTAAATTAATTAAATTTTCAAAACTAAATGGGTTTAATTTATATCAAAACGAAGAAGTTTCTACAGATGATGGGAATAAGATAATGTTTATATGGGGTAAATATAATGGGTAAAACAGTAGGTAATATTGCCAAAATTGGTGTAGGAGCCGCTACTGGTAACTGGGGTATGGCTGCTAGTGGTGTAGGTGGTTTAGCAGGTGGCGGTGGTGGTAAGGGCGGTTCACCTACTTCTGCTGGATTTACTCCATATAGCATTAAATCAGGTATTGCTACATCTACAGTTGACCCAAATGCTAGAACAGCAACTTATACCCTT